ATGAATAAGATACCCCTACCCCTCACAAAGCGCGACCTCGATGACATGAAGAGGCACGCCAAGAAAATTGAAGATCCGTTCCAACGGCGCATGGTCACGCATCTGCTCTGGGAAGTCTGGCGCCTTCGGCAGCTCGCCCTGCGGTTCGGCCAGTTCGCCATGTCCCATCCTGAGATGTTCCAAGTCGGGCTGGGGAATGCCGCGCTGGGCGAAATGACGCACGAACCGATCGTCATGCACCACTACCCCGAAATCAGAGACATGTTCTACAACGCCAGCCGCTTGCCCCCGAGCCCGGAGGGCGAGGAAAAGCAGTGCAACACGCCCTACCCGCATCCGCGCACGGAAGTCACCCCCCAACCAGCATATGCGCCGCCTGACGTATCATCGGATGTCCTCGACCCCACGCGAGACCAGCCATGTGCAACAACTACCGACCCAGCAGCCGGGAAGATCTCGAGTCCTTTTATGGAGTGACGCCCGACCGGGACTATCCGGCCGAGACGTGGCCGGACTATATGGCACCGATCATCCGGCGCGGCGAGCGCCAGCGTGAGTGCGTGGTGGCGAATTTCGGGATGATGCCCAAGAAGCGGATCCCGCCAGGCGTCAGGGCGTGGGATTCGACCAATGCGCGATCAGAAACTGTCGGGGAGAAACGCACCTTCTCAGGCGCTTGGAAGGCTCTACAGCTATGTCTTGTGCCGGCTCAGCACTTCTACGAGCCGTACTACGCGCCAGGCGCTACCAAATCGGTCCGGCATCGGATCTGGGTCAAGGATGCCCCAACCCTGGCCATCGCCGGACTGTGGCGCGGCTGGCCAGACGGCGAAGCCTCGTTCACCATGCTCACGGTCAACAGCGACGAACACCCGCTGATGCGCAAGTTTCACAAGCCAGGGAAGGAAAAGCGATCGGTGGTGATCCTGCAACCGGAGCAGTGGGATGACTGGCTGGCATGCTCGAGCACGGATGAGGCGCGTAGCTTCCTCAATCTCTACCCTGCTGACGAGATGGATTCGGAGCCTGCTCCCAAGTAGATGAGCCCATGCGATGCGCATGGATAATCCCGTCGAAACGCACAAGGACATCGCGCAGCCGAGGCGCGACCATAGGCGGGAAATCAGGCATGTTGGGAAGCTCTCGAATGCAATCAAGCAAGTGCACTGCTTCGGCAGTGTCACCATCTTCGAGAGCTCTTTCTATTCGGCTCTCATAGTCGGCAATGAGGGGAAGGTATTTCGCAGGCATAGCTACTCCAATAGTTTTGCGTGCGCCATTCTTGAAGTCAGCAGATTGTCAGACCGCGGGTGTCACACCTCAAGCTTGGGGTGGGTGTGCTGAACAGCACTTGCCTTCATTCTACCCAGGGAAAACGAAAGCACAATCATTATCGTTGCCGCGCTTGCTTGACACCAATTTTGGCAAACGTTAATTTTGACGCACATCTCTGTGGCTAGATTGCCAAGGTTGGGCCGCACCTGAGTGCGGCTTTTTTTTGCCCGTAGACATGCCAGACGCCTCAGTCAGTCAACTCAGACTGACAATCTCGGCTGCATTCGCCAGCATGGGCCCACAGAGGATCTTGTAGCCGTCTGCATCGAATCCGCTTGCGACGTTGGTCAACGCCGCGGCTTCCTCCACGCTGCCAGCGCTGCCCAGGTAGCACCAATTGCGGACAACATGAATCTGGGTCATGGGGCCAGGCTGCCCCTCGAAGCGCTCCACCAGGCCCACGGCGCCCACGTGCGGCCAGCACTGGACTCGCAAGCGCTCCAGCGCCACCATGAGGCGTGCATGATGGGCCTCCAGCGACTCCTCGCCACCACAGGCACCAAGGCATTGCCGCAACATCGAGCGGAAGCAGCCCCGCCCTTTGGTCAGCCTCTCCAACCCAAGCACGCCGTAACAAAGCTGGTTCTCATCGGCCAGGGCGCGCAGGCTATTCAGCGCAGACGTCCGGCTGCCGAACAAGCCAAACAGATCGGGCGTGGTAGCGAAGTCGATGTCCTTCGAATAGACAACCTCTGGCCGCCCGCGACTATCGATCCTTAGGGAGCACAGTTGCCGCGTGCGCCGCAGCCGCTGATTCAGGAGGGGGAACTGCTGCTTGATCATCGTGGCCTCGAGCAACAAGGCCCCGATCTCGCCCGCGGTGCGCTGGTGGCTGATCCTTACCGTCTGCCGCAGCATGCGGGCTTCATCGACGGTGCGCAGGTGGGCCAGGACGCGGGAACGCAGATTGACGCTCTTCCCGATGTACAAGGGCAAGTCGCCGTCTTCACCATGGAAGACATAGACCCCCGGCGCGGCCGGCAAATCGCTGATGGCGTCCCGCAGATGCTGGGGATACTCGTACAGCAAACTATCGTCGAACTCCGGCCTTGTTACCCGTCTTACCAAACCGCGTGATCCTTGATTCGCTGATTCCCCACGAACTTAGGGGGTAGATGGGGAGAATACCATGCCTCTCCGAGCGTTCTCCTGGACGGTCAGCGCGTCGTAGGAGCGCTCGAAGGCCTGGCCGGCGATTCGGGCGGCGTCAGCCTCTTCAGCCAGTTTTCCCGCTCGCGTCAGCTCTGCCAATTCGGCACAAGTACTCACTACAGCGGCCAGCGTTCCAATGCCTCGGCTACCAATTCATCAAACGTTGCTTCATTTGCCGCGTGGCGTTCTGCAATAAAGATCACCCGGGTTGTGTACTGTGCATTCTTCAACTGAGCCTCCTTCGTTCGCTCTCGCGAAAAATACTCCAAGAACTTGACGAAAGTCTCGCCTTTCAGATGGTGAAGCGCTCGGAGTTGATCCTCCGTGAATCCGTGTGCCTGCAAATAGGTGGCCGCAACTACAGCGCGAACGCGCATGTCACATGGCGGAAGTTCGAGTGCATCGTACACAGACATGCCGTCTCCTAGTCTTGGCCTCACTGCCAATATTAAACTAACGGCACCAGCTCTCTGCCTACTTCGGCCACGCCTCCACAACTTTTCTGTGCCTTGCCGCACAATCACCAAGCGCGCCCAGCACCTTAGCAATCCAGTCCTGCCACACGTCATAGTCAGCAGCCTCCGGCGCGTCCGGCACCACGCAGGGAGCTGCCAGCGCACTATCGAGTGGCGGCGGCCTGCTTGGCCGCGGCGACTGCGTCGGAGAGCTTGCGCACCCGGAAATCATCAGGGCGGCAATCAGCAGGTAAAGGCTTCGCATTTTTCATATCCTTCCGAATGGCCGCGATCTGGCCGCCGAGCGTGGATTGGATGCCCAGCAGCTCCGTGGCCTTCTGGTTGATGTTGGCGGTATCCTGGCGCAGACCGCTGATTTCCTGCTGTGCGGCGGACAGGTCGGCTCTGGCCTGCTTCTCGTTGATCCGGGCAATCTGCCGCTCGTAGGCATTGGCTTGCCACTGCCACGCCGCCCAGCCAGCGAACAGGCCCGCCGCGATGGCCACGGCGGCATAGCCTTTCCAGCCAAGAAGCCAGTTCATGTCACTCTCCCCATGAACAGATCACACTCAGCAGCACGGCGGCGGGCAAGGCCTGGGAGTGGTATGCCCTTGGCGTACTTCCATTTCGCCAGCTCGCCGCACACCGCACCGTACTGGCCAGCGTTCAACTTACGCACCAATGTGCTGGTACAGTAAGCCGCACCACCGACGTTGTATGTGAAGCTGACCAACGCCGCACGCTGGTTGTCATTCAGCGGCACATCAGTGCACTGGCTTACCTGGCGATTGGCGATCTGGAGGGAATCGGCAAGCATGGCTTCGCATTCGGCCAGGGTAGCGCGGTCGCCCATCTTGACGCCCTTGGTCTCCCCGAAGCAGATCGTAGGAATACCAACCGGATCACGATACGCGACAGTGCGCAGGCCTTCGAATGTCCCGACGATGGCCACAGCGATACCTATCCATCCAGCCTTAGTTTTGCTGTTCATCGGCAGGCTCCTCTTTCTTATGCAGGCCGTCTTGCGCGATGAACCGCGCCACATACGCGCCGCCAGTCACAGCCATGGACAGCCCCGCAAACATTCCCTTAGGGAACGCTGCCTCATACAGTGGGAGCACCACCTCCAATCCGCTCAGGACCACGGCAAGTAGCATCAACCAAGGCGAAAAGCCTTTCAGGGCGACAGCCTTGGCGTTCTCGATCAGCTTCATACGAACCTCACTTATGAATGATCCAGCCCTTGCCTGTAGCAAACGCGACCGCTGCGATACCAACCCAGATCAACACCTTTTGGATCAGCGTTTTCCCGACCTGCTTGTAAAACTCGTTGCTGATCTCCTGCACTGCAATGCGGGCGGCTTCTTTGGCGATGGATAGTTCTCGCTCAGTTAGCTGGATGGGGTCGGACATGGCAGGCTCTCGGGCGTAAAAAAAGCCGCTCTAGGCGGCGCGGCGTTTGAAAGGATTTGCGCTACAGACAATCGAGGTTCGTAGCAGTGGGCCCCACTGGTATCGAGGCTTCCAGTCCATCTTGTCGATGTCCCAGTAGTTCCACGCCTTCCAGCCGAACTTGTACATGCCAAGAGGGCCGTGATAGTAGAAATTGAAGTGCCCCGCATCGTCAGTAGCGATGAATATCTGCTTCTTTTCGGAGTTCACGCACTTGTGGACGTGCCACTTCGTGACATCCATGGGGATGCCCATGACGAAGTAGCTGAAGCCGTAAGCGCTATTGCGGAAGAGCCACTTGGTCCGGTCCCAATGCTGCGAGAGCGACGGCGGGAAAGTTCCGCCCTGCCAGCCCCAGTCGAGCGAAGCGTCGAATGTCTGAAACCAGAACAGACGACGCGACAGCCAACCGTCTTTGTTGGCGAAGAGCGGCAGCCACCAGCACATCAGGAACTTGGCAGCCAGATCGACAGCCAGGTCGACCATGGCGCGCCACAGCCAGGAGAAGAAGGACTTGGTCGTCATGGTTTAGGTCCCGATTTCGGCGTCGAGGCTAAAATCCAACTCCGCGTAGGAAAAACTCTCTGCTCCGGCCGTCGTGATGCCAACGCTCACATTGGACGCATCGAGTGCATAAACATTAATTGCAGTAGGCCCAACCGAGCCGGACGTAGAAATAACAGTCGGCGCTGGCAGTTTCCGCATCGCTACAGTCAGCTCGCACGGGAGCAGTATTTCACCCGCTGGCTGATATGTCCGAGAGAACCACTTTCTACGGAAGAAAAATCGGCGTGCCCGCACTTCCTCCTGCGCCGGGTCAGGCGGCAACCACAGGCCGATGTCGCGGCCACGGCCAGCGCGGATGGTTGATGTGTCGAGCGTGAAGTTCTGCGCAGCCGTGCCTTCGGTCCAGCAGAACATGATCAGGTTGTTCGCGCTGCTATTGACGTTCGCCCATGTAGGCACATCGGTCCAGGTGTTCGCTGCACACATCACGGACTTCGTGTCGAGCACCACGAGGCCGGTCTTGAAGAACGCGCCGGCCTCATAGACTGCGCTGGTCCAGTCGTTGACCACATCCTTCGACAGCGTGTCCGCCGTGCCAGTGTGGGCCAGCAGCGCCACGCGCATCGTCGTGGCCGACGAGCATCGCACCTTGGGATTCAGCGCGAAGTCAGAGCCTCGGTAAGCGTAGGTGTTACGCGCTTCCTGAATCTGCGCAAAGCCGAAGCGCTTGGCGGTTGCGTCCGGCTGTGTGAAGCGCGCAGCGAATGGGATGCCGTCGGTCGGCGCGGTCAGAGTCGTGTAGCTGACATTGCCGGACTGCGTAAGCGCGTAGGTCCGGTCCGGGCCGTAGTCACCGTCCGCGAGTGTCGTCAGCCCACGCTGGTTGATGCCGAAGTCCGAGTTAATCCATGCTGATGGCATGCCGTGACTGAGCAGGCGAAAGGAACCGCCATCATCACTTACAGCCACGACAGAACCAGCGTCCGCTGTCGTGATCGCTGGAAAGCCCAGCGCCACGCGGGCTTCCTGCGCATCGCCGGTGCTGCCGAGCAGGCCAGTGACGTAGTCAAAAAACTTCCCGAAGCCGGTACGCGCGACCGCATTTGTCGGGTTCGGGTAGGTATCAGAAATCTCTGTGCGTAGCGGTGGCGCTGCCATGTTTAGTACCCCTTGATGGTGATGTCTGCCGTCGCGCCGCTGACGGCAACGTGGCTGCTGTTGAAAGCCCGGATGACCGGTGCGAGATTGATAGACTTATTGACTTCAATGGTTTCAGCGCCAGAGGCATTCGATTGCAACGTTGCCTGCACGGTCTTGATGGCGCTGAAGTTCGATGTGTATGGGATGGTTGTTCCGCCAGCATCGATAAGCAGGTCTGCGATGTACTCAACGATGTCTGGCGCATCGATGACCAGACTCATGGCGAGTATCTTGCCCTTGACGGCACCTGCGCCGATGGTGACTCTGAACTGGTACACATCATTGGTCGCCAGCACTTGACCGGGCCAAGGCATCCATGCGGTCGGACCTACATAGAACGGCTCTGCATCCGGCCCATAGAAGGAATCAACATCCTGGCCGTAGAAAGATCCAGGGCCGACGAGGCGATATTCGATAAACAGGTCATTGCCTTCAGTATCGATGTCGAGCGTCATGACTGAACCGGCCAGCGCACTCTGAATCTGCACCTCACGGGTGACATACACCAGTTGCGCGGAGGCCGTCGGCTCGTAGAACGGCAGCGAATCAAGGCCATAGAAAGAATGATTGTCAGTGCCGTAGAACGAGTCAAGATCATTTGCCTCAAGGCCATTCGACGTGATCGTTGCTCCGGAAATGTCTCCCGGAAATCCATCTGCCTCGAAATCGATTGCCTCAACGACGTTTGCGATAAACGGATCACCCAGATTGATGAAGACGTTGGCCGTCGCGGCAGACTCGTTCCCCGATGTATCGACTGCCTTGCCCATGATGGTCACGATGCCGCCAGGGCGAGCCACCAGATCAAAAGGCGAGTCTGTAACAAATCCGTTGTGCAGCGGCACCGCAGAGTTCCAGTCGGTGTTATTGCCGTAGTGGAACCTGAAGATGTAGCCCCGCAGGTCCAGCGCAACCACAGGCGTCCAGCTTAGGATCGACCCATCAATACTCATGTCAACGATGTTTGGCGGGGGCTCGGTCTTGCCGATGACCTGGTGGGTGACATAGACCCAATCCGATTTGACATTGAGATACGGATTCACTGTGCGCGCACGGACGGTGTAAAAGTAGCCATCATCCACGCCAGTAATGTATGCCTGTGTTTCCGATCCCGCGACAGTGACACGCTGCCAAACGTCATCCTCGAGCTTCTGCCACTCCACCTCAATTAGGCCATTATCCAGAACAGCCTGCGTCGTAACGGGCGGCCAGGTGACCAGAATCCGGCTGATGATGTCTCCAGAGGTGAGCATCAGTAGGACATTCGTTCCGGATTGGCACGTCATCGAGGCCAGCGGAGCAATCGCAAACGGATTGGGCAGATTGGTATTCGGCGTAGCATCCGGTACTACCTGATCCGCTTCATCCCAGATCGAGGCAGCGTCCTCTTTAAGGGTCAGCTCCACGCCGGAATCTGGCGCATACTTCTTGTCCGTCACCCGGAAAATCTTGTTATCCCAGCCGAAGAAGGCACTGTTCATCTGCACCCGGTCACCGACCCGCAGTTTCCACGCCTTCAGCGAGAATGTAGCCTTGACGGTGTAGGCATTACGCTGATCTTCGGCAAAAATGCGACACAGGTTGTGCACGCGTTGTACGGAATCGGTATAGGGAAACGTGATGTCCGTCCAAAGCTCCCGCCCGTCGATGGCAACGAATGCAGCATTCTGGAACGGCACAAAGTCGGTAGCGACATATAACGTTTCCGAGCTGATGTACTGCCCGCGCACGCCGTTGAACAAGTCGGCGTCAGAGATGCCCGGTGTGATTGCGATCGACCCAACGATGTCGGACTGGTCGAGCGTCATCACCGGGGCTACATACTTACCCGCAAAAATCTCCCATGAAGTCGGAACGATGCCGCCCGCCATCGCCTGGGCCATCTTCTCCAAGACCTCAGCCTTGGTTTCAATCGCCGTAACGGATCCGTTAAAGGTGTAGCGCTTGCCAACTCCGATCACTTCGTCACAGACGTTCGCGGCAGTGATCAGGCGGCTAATATTCAGGTCTGCCGCATCAACCCCACAGATCTCGCTGGTGAGGTAGTCGTAGATCACCAGTGCCGGGTTTTGATTCCAATAGGTCGTGCTTGTGCGCGGATCGTACAGTTTCTTTCCGCGTAACACCACCTCAATCGATGGAATGCCGTTCTGGAACTCCGCCTGATTGAGGTCCAGCCTCACCACGGTATAGGTAAAGCCACGAAGCACACAGTTCGCATTCCACTGGCCCGGCAATTCAGAGATCAGCGTAGCATCAGCCGGATCTGTGGGGGTTCCGAGGTGCTTGATGACCCTTACCTGTGGCGTGTACTGGTAGTAGGTGTAACTGACGCGAATCGTTCGGCCTGGGTCCATATTTGCTGGTGGCGTCCAACTCACGACATTCCCAACCACGGTTGAAGGGAACAGCGTTTCTCCGGTGAACTCGGTGAAGGCCTCGTCAAGCACCCAGCCCACTACTCTCACGCTCGAGGCAATAGGGGCAACCGGCAGTGCTACCGAGGTGACATTGACAACTTCCTGCGTAGCGCTAAGCGTGTCAACCTTGTAGTAATCGCCACCTTGGACAAAGCCATTTCCATCGAGAGAACCGAGGGCCTTCCCTTGGATGTAGATTTCCTCGATGGCATCGCATTCATGGGCAGCGTGCACGCACACCAGATGTTTGTACTGGTCCTTGTTACCAGATGTACCCATGAATACAACGTGCGACCCGACGCGAGCCCGGCCATATACGTAGCGATATGGGGCATCTGCAGATACGCCAGTGAGCGTCCGCTCCTGGATTGCTGCATTGAAGTCATCTCGTGCCTTCTGTGCGGCCCGCTTTGATGCGCGCTTCTGCTGTGCGGATCCATAAATCGCCATACCGATGGTCAGGGCAATCTGGGCCACCATGACGACAGTCGCCGTGGTTACGCCAGCCCACACAGCGATTGCAGCAGCAACTGGTGCCGCCCAACCAAAGCTGGGGGCGACGAGCAGAAGCGTCAGAAGCACCAGGCGCATTCTGCCTCCATCCGGTCAACAAACTCCAGTTGTTCCAATCCAGGGCCGACAATATGCGGGCCACTGAACAGCATCAGGCCTCCACGGCGTAACGCGATATGTCCATCCTGCGCAAGATTTGGATGAATGCGCTCGAAGCGCCCATCCATTGCCACTTCCAGACCGCCCATGTCTTTTACGATCCGCAGGGCGCGACGCTCGCTCGCCCAGTGCGGCAGGCCATCGAGATAGTCAATGCCGGTTTTGTGCTTGATCCAGTTGGCGACGAACAGCACGCAGTCCAGACGACCGTATTCAAACGGCTTGTCCAGATGGGCCGCGATGTAATCAGGAAGCAACATGGTTATATCTGCTGGAAGCGTTTGGACAGCCACAAGGCGGGCTGCGAGATGAGACTATTGAGATAGGCAAACCCCGCATCGGTCGGATACTTCTTTCGCTGCTGGGCATCGTTCATGCGCAGTGCCGGACGGCGCTTCAGGCCGTAGGCGGCAGACTCGCACTTGAGCGAAATGTTTCCACTTCCGTCTTCGAGGCCGATCGACATCGCATCCATAATCCCGACCCAGCACAGCACCGGGGTATCGATCAGGCGAAACTGATCATCGAGCGGGCAAAAGTACATCTTGGCCGGCAGCCCACGGTATTCCTCGACAGATCCTACCGCGAGGGATAACCAGGACTGGTCAGCCGCATTCAGCCCAAACGTCAGCGACTTGGAATCCATGCTGTCAGACTCTTCGACCGCGCTGATGCTGCCGATGGAGCCCAGCCCGATCCAATCGTGGCCGCCCCACGTAATTGTGAGATTCGCACTTGAGGCGCGGAATGTCGCGGTTTTGAACTGGAATTCGACGAAGTAGACGATGCGTGCCGCGCCCTTTTCCAGCGCGGTTTGCTGGTCTGCCGTAGTGGTCATGGGCGAATGTCCTCTACTAGTTGCAGAGACCACGCATTGGCAATCCCCGGTACGTACTCTATGCCATCCGTGATGGCTGTCTGGCGGAACAATGCCTTGGGCTTATCCCAAACGACCGGATCGCCAGCCAGGAAGCTGTTGCGCAACGGCGTGCCGATGGTCACCAGGATGTCACCAGAGATGTCCGCAGTAGCATCCGCCATGACGCGCACAACCTGTTGCGTCAAACCACTGCCGATCCCCAGCAGGTCACCTTCCAACAGTGTTCCACCCGCCTCCGTGGGCGCTGAAATGGAAATTTGCACATCCCCCTGGCTAGCCGGACTGCCAAGCACCATCAGTCCGCGCATCGTTCCTTTCGGCACCGGTCGGGCCAGATTCCATAATGCAAGCTGGTTGCGGAATCCGTCCAGGGACTCCAGAAACGTCTGGATGCGGTCGGCCGTGTCGAACTTAGTTGGCACACCGGTCATTTCAACGCTCCAAAGCGGCGTAGACACATCAACCGCCTGAGAGCCAAACGGAGACGTGAAGACCATCGCCTGGTTGACCTTCATCCAGCGGAAACTGGAAACGCACAGGCTCGGGTAGGTAATCACTGCCATCAGATCATCCCCGCCCGCTGCAGCCGGTCCACCAAATCAGCATTGCCCTGCTTCACGGCTCGATCTACCTCAGCTTTCACCTGCGCACGGTCTGCGCGGCTGTCAATCTGAATCACTGGGCTGTAGCTGATGGACTGGTTACCCCCAAGCGCCTCATTTGGAATGATGCGACCCGCAGTGTTTGGCACGAACAATTCCGGGCCGCGCTCACCAACCAGCGATGCCTTACCAACTGGTGGAATGCCGCCATCCGCGAACTGCAACCCGCTCCACACTGTGCTGCCACCCGAAAAGACGCCAGAAACCGCCGCGCCACCAGCCCCAACAGTTGACCCACCGCCGAACAATCCTAGCCCCGCGCTCAGGATCGAGCCGAATAACCCGCTGCTGCTGCTGCCTTTAGCTGCTCCGAAAATCGCTTTAACGAGATCGGCCGCAAGGGCGTCAGCCGCCATGCGACGCAGCGCATTAGCAAAGTTCGAAACCATCCCTTTTAACCCGCCCTCGAATGGATCGAAGAAGAAATCAGCAAAGGCGTCCTGCATATTCTTCGCGGCATTCTCAGCAAACACGTCCATTTCCGAGCGCGTCTGTTCCACTTTTGGCAGTAGTTTGTCAAACTCATCCTGGGCAGCAAAAGTGGCTCTAGCGTAGGTATCCCAATCGATCGCGCCTTTCTCCAATAATGCATTCAACTCTGCATAGCGGATGTTTAGTTGTTCTATGGGCGTACGAGTCTGCTCGTACACCTCTGCACCCTGCTTCGCTAGATCGGCTTGCTTCTTAAGCTTCTCCAGGGACTCTAGCTCTTTTCGGGCGCGCTCCAGTTGGTCAGTAGTAGCTCCTCGTTGGTTTAGGTCGAACAGCTTAACGGTTGTCTCGTCCTTGCCGAACACAGCAATCTCCCGCTGGATTGCTGCAATCTGCTTCTCTACTTCTTCGAACGCTTTCTGTGCTTCGCTCTTGATTTCGCGACCAGCTTTTTTTACCTTTTCGACCGCGTTGGTCATCGGCTTGGCAATCCCATCCCCGAATCGATCTGCGCGGCGAGAGATGTCACGAGAAGACTCATCCCAGACTGAAGAAACGGTTCCCACCGTAGACTTGATGTTATCCACCACGTCAACAGTCAGATTCTTTGCTGTTTCCCACGCCTCTGCAAAATTGCCCGTAAAGAACTGCACCAGCGCTGCGGCAACGCCGCCAATGTACTGCCCCACCGTCTTGAACGCACCAATGATGATCGCGCCCGCAGAAAGCAAGACTCTCGTACCTGCTGCTGCGGCGCGAGCCGCGGAATCAAGCGCCTTAGCGCCGTCAGAGGTAGTAAAGAACTGGTCAGTCAGATTGGTCAGCGTCGGCAACATATCCGCGGCGATGCGGTTTTTCAGCCCCGTGAGCATCTGATCTACCTTTACAGATTCCATACGGAACGCCTCGGCAGCGGCAAGTGTCTCCTCGCTCAGAATCGCGCCAAATCGCTCGGCCTCGTCTCCGGCCTCCTTCATGCCTTGCGCATTGTTCTTGAGCAGCGGAAGCAGTGCAGTGGCGTCATTGGCAAGCGCTTCCATGTAGAAAGTCATCTGTGCCTGGTTAAGCCCAGCCTTCTCGAGGCTCGAGACATACAACCCAAGAGCCTGCGGCCCACTGAGATTCTGGAACGACTTCGCAGTTACACCAATCTGCGGCGCGATGTTGTCGAAGAAGTCCTTCAGCGGCCCCCCTCCTGTCGCAAGGAACTCACCGACCTTGTCATTCACATCCTTCAGGATGTCGCCGAGTTTTTCCTGCTGAATTCCGACAAGCGATGCACCAGCACTCCACTTCTGGAACTCCGTGGTATTGGTGTTTGCAAGCTGCGATAGCTTGTCTATCTCAGCGCCACTTTCTATCAGATTCCTGGTCCAGGAAGCCACAGCCGCGCCTGCCGCGCTGAACGCAACACCTACAACAGTACCGACCTTCCTGACGGCAGCGTCAATGTCCTTCGCGCGCTGCTCCATGCGCTTGGCAGCCCGATCAATATCGGTCTCGAAGCTACCTGTCCGCGCAAGCAGATCGACAACAATACGTCCGATGCTCATAGTTTCATTCCTGCGGCTCTGAAGAGATCAACGTCTGCACTTGTCATTCCAGCGTAGTCAGGAGGCTGCAGCCACTCCAACCGCGAGCGCATGGCAACATCCCCACCGCCGCCAATTGCCCCAGCGACGAGTGCAGCAGGACGGTGGAACCTGTGAAAGTCATCAAACGGCCAACGCCGATAAAACTCGGCCCACTCGAGGAACTCTGACTGCTTCATCACGCTGCGCCACTCGGCAACTGTTCGTCCGCCGAGCGCTAGCGCAATCACATGCCATAGCCAGTCCTCGCTGTGGGCCGTCAGCCGTTTCCCTGCTGATTGAACCCATTAACCTCAAGCACCTTTGCAAACAGCGCCGTAGTGGCAGCGGTGTTCAGTCTGAGCGCCTTCTCCACAGTGAGGGCAGGCTTACCATCTGGCTCGCAGAGGCTCGCCGCGATAAGTCGCGCCATGCTCTCAGTCTGCTTCTTCTCATCACCAGATTGTTCTGATAGCTGAAACTTGCGGAATTCGACTGCGGGCACTTGCTTGAAGTGGAGCACATGTTCAGTGCCATTCGGCAACATGACAGTGCGCTCATATAGTTCATCTGATGCAAAGAAGTCATCATTCAGCATGCCAGCCTCACGATGTCAGAAGGTCAAAGGTCACGCTACCGGAGCGCTGGATCGTGATAGTGCCTTTCCAGATGTCGTTTCCAGCGATGTCGATATTGATGTCAGAAACATAGCCCCGGAAGATGGCTGACGTACGATCCACGACCGGCTGCATTACCGCCGAGCTGTCCGCAGTCGGGACTGTTGTAGCCATAGAGCCATAGATGCCCCAAGACACTTCCTCGCCAGAATCCTTCAGTGCGAGCAACTCTTCATGAGCAACTTCACCTGCGTGCACGTTGAATCCCACGGTAACTTGCCCGGGATTGCCCAGGCCACCGACGAAGGTACGATCCGTGGTGTTATCCAGACAACTGGTGTCGATCTGATCCCGCGCGCCGCCGAGACCGCTGATCGAGGTTGCGCATACGACCCGCGTGACCTGACCAGCTCCGGGAGAAAAGTACATATCCGTGCCTTGCGACTTAATCACAGTGCCCATTTCATGCTCCACAAAATAAAAAACCCGCCGATTGGCGGGTTGGTTGGCTGCCCGAGCGGGCGTAAAAAACCCGCTCGAAGCGGGCCGGGGTTGGTTAGCGTTTGAGGATCCAGTCGAATTGGAAAGAGATTCGAAACCGCTGTGTTTCGAAGTCACGCTCATCTGCGACGTAGGCGACTAGATGCGCGGATGGCTCGAGTGCCGCACGCACGGCTACCGCTAATGCCTCAACGCCTGCATCGGTGTCGGACCAGCAATCCACCTGCACACGAAACACATCGGCGCACGCGCCGTCGAAAGCGTTCTCAGGCGAACCACCCGGAGCGGACCATGTGACATAGGGACGCGCCACGGCCTGCGGCGCCGCGCCGTGCCGGTATGCACGGAGCGGGCTTGAGCCAATCAGCGCCGTGACCGCCGGCGATGCCTTCAGGGCAGCAAAGACTGGTGGCAACATCAGCGAATTCCTTTCTGGCGCTTCCGAATGGCGCGCGCGACGCCGCGCTGCAACTCGGTGACAACCGTGTCGAGCGCACGCTGGCGGGCTGACATGAACGCCGGCGCCATCCATGGCGTGGGTGCCCGCTTCTCGGTTCCAAACTCCAGATAGCGGCCTGTTGCCACGGCCTTGGTCTTGCCATCGGCGTACTTACCTTTCTTCCCGCGCGTGACAAGCACCGAGTACGATTCGTTCGCGCCCTTGCGTTCAGGATTCCGGCTGCGGGCCGTCACGATGGCATTCTCAAGTGTTTTGGTGCTGACGTAGGGCGGATCTTCCGGCTGGGCCACAATTCGCCGAACCTGCTCCTGCGCCTCTTTCTGGATGACAAGCGCCCCTTTGCGCAGGGCAGATCGCACGACGCCACCGCGCCTGGAAACAATCTCCGGCGGCAATGCCTTCAGCTTGGCCAGGACATCGTCCAGCCCCTTGAGCGTCTGGGTATCAGCCATCACGCAGCCCTGCCTCTGCCACGAGCGTCATATGCCGGCGCAGCGTCGCGTCCGGGATCGGCTCGCCAATAATGTTGAAGTACAACCCGTCGTGGACAACGCGCATCTTGCCAACCAGGCCGGGCAGGTAGCGAATGACAAAGCGGTACCGTGCCGTGGACTGCGCCGCGCCGGCTTTCAGCACCTCGCCGCTCGACATCGGCAGAACATCAGCAGGCACGTCGCCTTCGAACACTGTCCACGCCTCTGTGATCGCGCCGGTGTTCGGGTCCTGTGTCTCCACCATTCGCTCAATTGTGATGCGATGGCGTAGCTTTGGAGCAAGCATCAGACCCCCAACCCAACGCGATACGGCATGAGGATCGTTTCAGCACATCCCCGCAGCTTGGCAATGTCGTCTGGCGTCGCGGCCTCGTAGAGGGCCTGCACCAGCAGGAAAACGGCTGTGACCACGTCCGGCGCCACGGCATCTTCACTGCTTGGCACCGCCTCAGATACGAGGTTGCCGTCAGAGTCACGTAGCGGCGGGTAATCCTGCGGCAGTGTCGGCAACTGCGTGCGGTTCATGAAGCGCATGGCCTCGTTTTCGGCGCCATCCGTCAGTCGTTGCAGCAGCGCGTCGTCTCTGGAATGCGTCACGCGCAGCGCCTCTTTGACGTCCTCAACGCTGATGGTGCTCACTCAACCACCTCATATGACAGCCAAGTGCCAACGACATGCTGGATCCTCGCGCCCTGGGCACACAGATCATTGAGCGTCTGCGTGACTTCGACTACCGGCAGACAGTTGTCATCGTGGAAGATGATCAGGCCGCCCGGCGTCACGATGCTGCGCCCCAGGCGGTAGTCGTTTTCTACACCAGCGCGGGAATGGTCGGCGTCGATAAACACGACATCGGCCAGCGGCAAGTCATCGGATTGCAGGTCAAACGTGCCGTTGGCGCGCAGCAAGAGACGGAAACGCGGATCGTGCAGCGCCAGTTCACCCGGTTTCACTGGCACCTCGCCGCGTTGCACCGTCATTTTCGTGCGGTATCCCAGCTCGACATCCACCCCCACATACTCAGCCAGAGTGTCGATATTGCGCAGCGCGGCCACGGCGTTCCGCCCTGTGTTGACGCCGAATTCGACGATGACCTGGGGGCTGACGCTTTCGTAGAGGTGCAGCAGCACCTCGAGTTCGCCCGGGTTGAAAAACCGTGTCGGCAGTCCGCTGACGTCGTATTTACGCGGCGACAGCGTGATGCTCGGTCGGTTGCGCACAATGCTCATGAACGAATTCCTCTAGTTTCCTGACTGCATCGGCTAGGTCGATCCGCTTGTCGCAGCGGTGCGTATGACTGAAGCAATCGCATGGCCGCACCGGCTCAATCGACAGCGTTGGCGTATGTTGCGCGCCGGCGCTGAAGCTATAGCCAGACTCGTAGCCACCAAAAATCGCTGCCACCGGTGTGCCTATGGCCTGAGCCAGCACCACGCCGAACCCTGGCGATGACATAACCAACGCAGCGTCGCGCCACAGGGCGGCAAGTTGCCGGAAATCCAACTGCCCGGCATGCAGCGTCAAGTCAGCGGGCACAGCTGGTTGCGCCAGCCATTCCCTGCCAGGCACGAGATCGGCCACGCTGACCACAAAGAACTGGTCCTTGATTGACGCAAACAACTGCAGGTAAGCGTCCACCTCTGGGTTGCGGCTACGACAACCACCCCACTCCGATCGCTCGATCAGAGGGCGAAATACCAACACCGGACGATTGGCCGGCAGCTCGAGGCCGTGACGCCAGTCGGCCGGCACCGGCATCCGAAAATCACCCACCAGCACGCCGCATTTCGCAGACATCGCCGCCAAAACCCCGCCGTGCTGGCGCACCATGGCGGGTGGATAGCTCACATCCAGGACTGGCATGCCCGTCGGTATCGGTTTTGCCTCGAACAAGGCAGCTTCGCGCCGGGCGTTCTTAGCCTGTGTCCGCAGCCGGCTTCCTCGGTTGACCAGGTGCAAGCCGTCCATGTCGTGATAGACAGATGGCCATGGTGTTTCCAGCCAGACCTCATGCTGCTTCATCAGTTCACGGACAATTGCCCGCTGGTGCAGGTTATCGCCCATGCCATGCATGCCCTGCACAAACAAGGCCGGCCGGCTTCTGCTTGCCAGCTCGTCCGCAAGGTCACCGCGCGGAAATGCATCAATGGCCGTTTCCCGCGTGCAGTTCACGACATCGATGCCTTTCAGTTCTCGCGCCAGCGCACGGAAATGCCCTGGCCACTCGGCGACAACCCCGGCATTGCCGAGGCCTTCAGGATGATCCGCATGCCAGTGGGCGCGGCCACCGGTCTTCTGTCCGTCGAAGCCCACCAAAATGATCCGCTGAGCCCCGATGCTGGCCGCCAAGGCAATCGCGCCGGCGCCGCTGTTCTGCTTCGTAGCCGACGGCGCACGGCTTACGCCTGGCAGATTGCGGAACGGTCCCACCATCTGCCCTTTGAATTCTTTGCTGGCTTCCGCCAGATACGTCTTCCACCATACCAGGTCCATGGCATACAGCATGTCTGCCCATGGGGCGCGTCGAAAGCTTGTGTTTACGACGATGACGCCGCGGCCTTGCCCCTCTTCACGCCAGCGCCTGACTGCTTCACAGTCGTCTGCGGTGAGGCTTGGGCCGCTGGCGATGCAGACGACGGTGTGCCAGCGGCCGGCGTGGGGTCGCCAGCACCATCACCGACAACGCGCACCAGGCCACGCGCGGCGAGTTCCTTGGCGTGCCGTTCGCTGACGTCGAACAAATCGCCCGTACGACGGCTTCCCCCATGGTCGAAGGACTGCAATGCAGCAACTTTCGGCATGTCTGGTTCCTATTGATAAGACTGGGCAGGGGCCTGAGCCCCTGCTTGCTACAGATCGACCGATTAGGCGGAAGCCGGCAGGCCGTCGAAGTCGCCCTTCACGAAGCTTTCCGGGCGATAGACCGAGAGGCCGACGCGTTCTTCGCACAGGATCGTGACCATGTTCTTCACGAAGTTGTCGCGATCTTCCGTCGACACCGTGACTGTCACATCCTCACGATCCCAGCCCTGCGCACCTTGCTGGAACGAGCCGACCAGGAAGTCGCTCGGATCCATTGCTTTAGTCGGCACCACCGGGCGGCCCCACAGGCCGGGCGTAGCGAGGCCTCGCGGGGTAGCGAACAGATATGCGTTGTCGTCGGTCTTGGTCAGCTCGATGGCAGCCCAGTCAACCGGGCTGAGAACGATACCGTCGGCATCAAACTCGGCCAGCGTCACCTGGAGCATTGCCAAGCGAATGCGATCGATGGCGGTTTCTGCCTGTACGGTGACACCAGGATTCACGTAGGCGCTTGCCTGGGTGTAGATCCCATTCAGGTTCAGGCCGACGCCGGAGCCCTTGAGCAGCTGCGCTTCTTCCTTGAGCTTCAGGCCATAGCGCAGGCGGCCGTCGATGTAGCTGGCCAGCATGGCGACATCCGACAGTACTTGGCGCGACGCACGCACCCAGTGTGCGATGGTGGCCACCGGATCGGTATCGAGCTCGAACGCCAGATCGGACTCCGGCTTCACGTTGGTCGGGTTTTCCGATACGACATTCGCGTTGTTGGTAAACCCGGTTTCACGCACATACTCGATGCTGTTGGAGGTCGTGCGGCCCCAGCTGAGAAGATCGCGCAGGAACAAGCGCTGCTGCACAGGCTGGATCAGACCAACACGTTGCGGCTGAATCAGGTCGCCAGCCGACGTGCCCTGGCTCGTGATGGCGGCTTTGATGGGCACCGAGAAGCTGCCCTTCGCACCGCCCGCGGCGCGCTGCGCAAAGGGTTCGAAGCCTTCCGCACTTACGAATTCCTGGCCCATGGTCTGGGGGTCGGCGAGCCGGCCACCGCCATTTTCCAGTTTGGCCACCACCTGCTCAGCCGCCTGCAGGCGTGCCAGCAGTTCGCCCTGCGTCACCAGCAGCTTGTCAACGCTGGCCTTGGTTTGCTCGGCCATCGCACCATGATTCTTGATCTCCTTCTGCGACTGTTCCGCGAAGGCCTTCAGTTGGTCACCGACCTGTTTCAGGCTGGTATTGATGGTTTCGATGTCTTTCTCGATTTGCGACATGATCAATTTCCTTTCAGAATGGATGTAAGCGATGCGGCATGCGCCGCGGTGGATTGCAGGACGGCTGCGTCACGCGAACCGTGTCCGGTGGGATCGCCCACACCGCCGCCGGCCGGATCGCCCAGGCCGGACTTGAAATCACTGATAAGGCGCATGGCCTCGGTCTTCGGCAGGCCGGACGCGCGCAATGCGGCTTCGATTCGACGCACCGCGGAAGCACCGGCCTTGCCGCCCCCGCTTTCGACCTGATCGGACGGCAGCAGCTCGTCGGCAAACCCCCGCTCGACTGCATCGCTGCCGCCAATCCACGATTCGGCATCCATCAGCTTGGCCATGGCCTTGATGTCGTCACCAGTGCGTGCGGCGTAGATGTCAGCCATGGCCGCGTCGAAAGGCTCAAGCCAATCAGCGGTAGTCCGAAGGTCGTTTCGATTGCCGACTGCTACCACCCAGGCGTTGTGAACCATGAGGAATCCGGCCCGCGCGATCTGCACCGTGTCACCTGCCATGGCAATGATCGAGGCTGCTGAGGCGGCCAGGCCGAGTACCTTCACAGTGACCTCGCCCTTGTGCTCGCGCAGCAGGTTATAGATGGCCAGGCCTTCGAACATGTCGCCGCCCGGGCTGTTGACATTCACAGTCACCGGGCCGGTGCCCATATTGCGAAGCGCACCGGCGATCCGCTTCGCTGTCACGCCATCGCCGCTCCAATAGTCGTAGCCGATGACGTCGTACACACTGATGGTGCGATCTTCGTCTGCGTCTACGGCGGACTGCACGCCCGGGTTCCAACGGTCCAGCGCGGCAGGCAGCAACTGGCTGCTGACGCCAACATGCAGGCGCCCTTCGGGGGCACCCGGAAGATGCTTCAGCGACATGGGATCAATCCTCGAGTGGTGTTTCGACGCCGAGGAACGCGCGGAGCGCGGCCCTGGCCTGCTGGTCCGCCGATACCTTCCCGAGCGAATCGAGAGGTGCCATGGCGGTTTGAACGGTAAGCACGGCGGCATTGCCGCCCATCGGTTCACGGTCTTCCAGCTCGCGCACTTCGTCGCGCGTCAAGATGCCGTTGTTGACCATGGCCGAATAGAACGCGGCCCGGCCGGTGCTATCGGCTCGCAGCAAGCCTTCGACGGCGAACTTGGGGTAATACCGGATGCGGTCCGCCGGCGTCAGCAGGTCTTTGCTGATCGCCTGCTCAATGCGCCGTAACCACGGTCCGAGCGTGAACGTCAGGAACCCGATCATTTGCTGTTCGATGCCTGTCCCCCAACTGGTGCTTTTCTCGGCATGTCCGACCATGAATGGTGGAACGCGGAACCAGCGACACACCTCTTCAACGGAGAAGCCGCGTGACTCCAGCATTTGCGCATCATTCGGGTTGATGCCGACTGTTCCGACATCCATATCTGCTTCAAGAATCGCCGGCTTGCCCGCATTGGTTGCACCTGCGATCTGCGCAATAGCTTCCCGTGCTTCCTCTCGTTGGTTTTGCTGGAGGATCTTCGGGAATTTCCAGTACGTTGTCGGCATCAAGCCTTTCGAAAAAGTCTTGCTCGCTGCCTCATCTGCCGCCAACGCGCTACCGAAGACGCGAGCGCCATACGCAATGACCGAGACGCCCTCGACACCATCAAGCGTAAATCCGGGGATTGTCCAGATCCGCTCTGGCGGGATAATGCGCTGGCTGCCGTCCGCCTCTGTGTAGCGATATTCACGCTTTCCGTTAATGCCACGACCAATGCCAAGGCGACGCGGGTCGAGGAACATCAACCCGACCAACCGGTTTGCGACCATTAGTTTTTCGGCGCGACCATTCCCACGCAACAGCATCGCGGCAACTACTGCTTCCCAGAAGACGGCAGCAGTTGTCTCCGTGTTCGGCTGATCATGGATGATGAAGTGCAGAGGATGCTGCGATGCAATGCGCTTCCCTGACGCCCCACGCTCATACATCGACAGAGGCAGCGTCGCAATCGTCTCCGAAATAAGCCGCGCGCAGGCCCAAACAGCGGATAGGGTCAGCATGGTTTGCGCATTCACCGGCACGCCTGAACCCGCATCCCTGCCAGCAATAGCGCCCCAGGCTTCAGTGTCGGTCAGCCCGAATGGCTTGCCGAGCCACTCCAGCAACGCCGCCCTGATCCGACCCGGCTTCGCGTGTGTTTTCATCCTGTTACCGGGTTCCTGAAAAAGTCTGAGAGGTCTTGGCCAGGCTCAGCGGATTGCGAAACGCCGATTGCCATCAGCAGCGCCGTCATATCGTCGATCTTGTCGGCACTACGCTTCTTGTCCGGCGCAAGGTTCATATTTGCGTCCCGGCGGGCCACAAGGTTGGATGCGCACCACTCCAGTACCTTGTCGCCGCCATGTGCCAGCTGGCCTGCCATGTAAGCCCGTTCCATCGCCTGCATGGCTGGGTGGTATGACTTCGGACCTTGCACGAACTCGCGCATGATGTCCTGCGGCAGCTGCTCAATCAAGCGGCTCACCAGCTCTGTGGCGTTCCAGCGGTCAAACCCGATGGCTTGCACATTGAAGCGCTCACACGTCTCAACGATTGCTTGTTCGATGGAGGCGTAATCCGTCACCTCACCTTCTGTTTCTTCAAGCAAGCCACTTGCCACCCAACCCGCATATGGCACGGTGCCGCGCTCCGTGCGCTGTTTGACCGCTTCCCTGGGAACCCAACGGCGCCCCCAGGTGTACAGAATGTCGCCGACCTTCCAGACAAGCCGAAACGATGTCAGATCGCTCGTACTCGCCAGGTCGAGTCCTCCCCAACACGGCACGTCCTGCAGGATGTCCAGGTCGACCGGGCCAGCACATTTCTGCCATTTCGGCAGCAGGATGAAGCCATTCGCCGCGGCGGCCGGTCGATTCAGCCGCTTGATCTGGAATTCGGCCAGCTTTGACGGCATGGCCTTTGCTTCGACTGCTTCCTTGCGGATTGCAGCCATCAGGTGCGGGTTGGAATCCATGAGCGGATTCGCCTTGCACCAGGCGGATTCGTCAAAATCGCCGTCGTCCGGATCCACCGCAAAGAACACAGCCAGGAAGTGATCGGCGGTATTGCCAAACACGCCTTCCAGCAACTGCTTGGCGAACTGCCGTATCTCAGCCCACGGCCCCGGGTTGGTGTATCCCTCGGTGGTTGTGTAAAGCCAGAGCGGATTGCTTCGCGCGCCGGCAGCTGACGTCAGGACGTTCAAGAGATCCGGCGTCTTGTGGGCGTGGATCTCGTCCAGGCCTACATGTGACGGGTTCAAACCGTCCTGAGTCGATGCCTTGGCGTGGATCGGCTTGAATGTTGCGCCGGTTTCCACGCGGCTGATCGCTTTGGCCCAGGTCTCCAGGCCGAAAGCCTCACGCAAATCAGAGGTCTTCTCCACCATGCGCTTGGCCACGTTGAAGATGATCGACGCCTGCGGAAACGTTGTAGCCGCCGAGATCACCTGCGCGCCCTCTTCCTGCTCGCAGCACTCGCAATACAGCAGAATCGCCGCAGCCAGCGTGGATTTCGCATTCTTCCGCGCAACAGCGAACAGCGCCGAGCTGAAACGCCGCGTGCCATCAGGCTTACGGAAGCCGAACAGGTTGACCACAAAAAAGACGTGCGACGGATGTAGCACGATCTCAGGCGTTTCCCACTTGCCCTCAACGTGCGGCAGCTTCTCGATGAAATCGCAGGGATCGCAGGCATGCCACTCGTCAAAGACAAACGGCGCGCCGCGCTTCTTGGCCCGCTTCAGGTCTTCCAGAAACCGCTTTGCCGCCAGGCGGAATAGGCGGCCGAACTTCTTGCCCTTCTTGTCTGCTACCGCGTCTTTCGCGTACTGCGTGGCAATGCCGACGTAATCACGCACTGCGCTTGCCGTTGCTGGCAAATTTGTTTCCGGCGGGCCTTTCTGCGCCGCTGGCAACCTTGCGGCGCGCCGCCGGCGTCATGCCGAACTCGGAGAACAGCGCTTTAAGGGCGGAATCCTCGGCAGCCGTCAGGTCCATGCCAGCTTTCGCCCGCTGCCGGAATCGCTGCCAAGCGAAGCACAACTGCTCGAGCGAGTACAGATCGACGACCTGGAGCACGCGGGCTTTCACGAGCTGTGGGCCGAGGTTCGCCCACATCTGCTGGCCATCGATGTTCAGATGGTCCGGCGCATCCGGGAATTGCTCGATCAAATCGTATTCAGGCGCGTCAGGCACCTCACGATCTGGGCGTGTCGTTCCCGCCAAAACCTTGAGGTGCGGCGCCGTCGGCTTCCGTCCTCTGGTCATTTTTGAGCCTCAGATTTTCAAATTCCAATTTCGACGGTGCGAAAAAAAGACTGGGCGCCCGTGCCAGCAAGGAAAGGGCTTGGACTTTTGACCCACCCCCACCCCGTGAACGAGAATCTCTATCATTTCGACCTTCGATTGCCAAAGCCACGGTTCTCGCGCCCGGTTTTGCGCGAATGACACCTCTTGCACAACCCCTGCAGATTGCCGATCGCATTGTTCGCGTCGTCGCCATCGATGTGGTCGACCTCGACCGCCGGTGTATGACGTTTCTCCGCAAGGCAGGCGATACAAAGTGGCTGCCGTACCAACACGCATGCACGAATGGCACGCCATTCCTTGCTCCATGTATGGAGCGCACGCCGAGACTGCCGGCTTTCCTCTGGTACTGCGTGCCGCTTTGCCAAGGGCAACGTTGGTTTATGCACACCTGCCTTAGCGGGCATCCAGACCTCGGTAGTCAGGCTCCTCGTCTACGTCCTCGCCGTCCGCATCCTCTGCAGTCAGCGCATCCAACAAAGCCTGCAGCTTTGCCTCGATGGCATCGAGTCGAGCATGCAGCTCCCGCTGCGCGTTCGTCATCTCAAACCCCAAAAAGGAAACGCCCCGGCCGGGGCAAACCCGGCAGGGGCGTAAAGGTCCGCGAAGGACGGGAGGAGACAGCACGAAACATGGTTGCGATGCCTGGAATTGAACCAGGGACCTCTGGGGTATGAACCCAGCGCGCTGCCATTGCGCCACACCGCTTCTGAAGCATCGAGGCTTAGTACTGAAGCCCAGAAACAAAAAACCCGCTGGGCCATTGCCTAGCGGGTTTTCATTTTCTCTGGGCGAGCGCCGCCCCACGCAGTTAATGTAGCAAAAGAAAATTCCAGGTGCAAGTGTTATTCATAAACAACGCCGCGCTTCTGCAACATCGGTGCGATCTTCGCTTTCGCCTCGGCATACATCACTGGCTGCAGCGAGCCTGCACGCGGGTTGCGCCATACGGCAGGCCCCTGACGATTCGACATCTCGATGCGGATGGCCAGACGCAAGTCCGGGTCCAGTTCATCGATACAGGCCTCCACCTGCTCCATCTGCCATTTCGTCACAGTCTCTTCCAGGATCTCTGACGTGCCCTGCCACTGGCGTGAGCTGCCGGCCATGGCAAAGGACTTGTCGACGCTGGAGTATCCCCGTGCCGCCGAATAGCCAGATTCCCAGCAGAACCAGTCGTACAGAAGATCGTCCAGCGCGTCATACGGATAGACGATCTTCTTTGCGGGCGGCGCCGCTCTCAATGCATCGTGCTTGGCCATGCGTACCCCCGGAATGGCTACTACGGTCATCTCGCTCCCCTATCGTATTATTTGCTTGCTTTCCAGCCAGGCCATGCGTGGCTCCACGGTGCTCGGCCCGGCTGGCTCGAAACGTTCACAGTGCTTTGCAACAAGCGCTTTCCAGCGCACCGACTTGATCGGCTCCACCGCACAAATGCCCATACCGGCTGCCGCAGCGACTCTATCGGCATTCAGAGAGAAGCGGTTGCAGTCAACGCAGCGAACCAGCATCACGACCTCGCGCCGCGCTTCCACGCCATGAACGGCAGCCGCACGCGGCGGTGAAACAGCGCAGCAGCCTGTGCATCATTGTCCAGTTCCGCACGCGACTGCACAGCGCACATGTACCGCACTTGGTCTGCTGCTCGTCCCGCATCAGCCACCGCGCCGGGCGTGGACGCGCGCTTGTTGAGGAAGGCCCAGAACTCCGGATCGTTACACCACATGCCGGCCAGCCGCGCCAGTTGCCCGCCGCGCGCCATCAGAATTCCTCCAGCACAAACCCGCCGCCCTTCGATTGCGGCAGCTTCGTGGCCTTGAAAAAGCGGAAGTACGGCATGGCCTCGGCGCATAGTTTGATCTTCATCTGGCCCTTGTCCGTCGTGAAGCCGCCCTTCGTCTCATGGATCTCCAGCCGCATGTCGCCGTGCAGGACAAGGAAATCGACCTCATAGAACGTCCGGTCGGCCAGCCTGACATTCATGGGGTGGAACTTCCATTCCAGAATCTCGCCGGCCTGCTTGCGGCGCTCAAGCTGCAACGAGTAGGCCTGCTCCGTCTTGTTCATCCTGCCTTTCGGCAGGCGGCCCAAAGCCTGGAAGCGCTTTGTTGCCTCGCGGGCGCGCTGTTCCTTAGCCCTGCTTTCGTGCGTGGCCAGCTGCTCGGGCGTCCAGCGGATAGCGGTTGTCATGCCGTAACCTCTACAGGTGGATGGCCGTAGAAGTACTCATGCACGCTGACGTAGGCCTGATTCTTGGTGCGCTGCATGTCTGCCAGCAATTCATCGCGCCACGGCCCGTCACCGGCACGCTTGAATACGCGGACCTTGAAGCGCCAGAATGGCTCCTGCGGCTTTGCCGCCATGCCCAGCTCCATCGCCTTGTCTTCGATACCCCTGGCGTCGGCCCACCAGGTACGGCTCGATTGCAGTGATCCGTCCGCCCCGCGCGGCTGATCTGCCGGCACTCCGTCGTTCCAACGCTTTTGGTTGAGGTACGTTGCCGGGGCCGGCTCAAACCCATCTTTCCACTGCTGGGTGCCCTTCATGGCCTCGACGTGGCAGATGATCTCGTCGATTTTGGCGTCCAGGTGCTCTCGCTTCCAGCGCCTTTCGCAGTCCACCTTGCCGACCTTCCGAGGGCTGGCTGGCCAAGCCGACCAGAATCGATCGAATGGCTTTTCAGGTTTTCCACAGGTCGCGGGTGCGCCCTGGTGGTTCTCTGATGGTTCTTGATGGTTAACTGATGATTCGGGTGCAATAGCTGTTGCACCCTTTCCTGTTGCAGATTGCACCCTTTCCTGCTCTAGGTTGCACCCTTTCCCGTCGCCAATTGCACCCTTTGCGCCATCAAAGGGTGCAGATTCTGCGCCCTTTGCTAGGTTATCCACAGGCGGGATAAAGGGTGCATATTCTGCACCGTTCATCCACGCTGGATTGATGCGGTACTCGCGCGTCTTTCCGCCAGATTCGGTACCGCGCCTCCGGCCGCCAGTTCCGGCGTTCACAAGCACGAGCCAGCCTGATTTCTCCATCTTGCGTAGCTGGTACTGCACCGAGCGTTCGGACTGGCGTGTCTTGGCTGCCAGGCGCGCAATCGATGGGAAAATGCTGGTGCCATCATCGTAGGCGTGATCTGCCAGGGCGAGCGCAAGTAGCAGCTCACCCCCGCCTTCCGGGTATCGCTCGAACACCATTCCGGTGACCTTGACGCTCATAAGGCGCCTCCAGTCACCATGCAACGAGATTCAGAACCTAGCCGCCGTGGGTCGGGCAGTAGGGCTTGGAGTCCAGTACGGCCTTCCACTCGGCCGGATCGATCAGCGACATACGAGACGCTGAGTTGCGGCATTGCGCGCCGGACTTCGTAGTCGCACAGCAACGCACATGACCACCCTGCTCGATCCACTCCCCATACTCGGCAGGGGTGAGACCAGTCACCATCGCCGGCAAGTTCACTTGATCCAGAATACATGCCGCCAACGCTTCTGCCGTCAACGTGACAGTCATTCCCCCCATGGGCGCCGGAATATTGACGCTGAACGCACAACCCGCATTCTGTGCTGCGCTGAGTGCTGCAATGATCTTCGCACGCTCTACCATTCGACCACCCTCTCTGACGTGACATATCCGAACCACCGTGCCCGATGTGCCCGGCAGAGCCTGTATTGTGCCCATTCATTACCGGCGCCGCATCCATATGAACTGTGTTCATGCCAGCTCCCCCAATAGCGCGCGCTCAGTGGCCGGCAGGTATGCCGCCAGCTCCCGGCGCGTCTGTTCCACCAGCTCAACCTCGCTGATTCCGTACGTGTCCTGAAACTGCGGCCTGCCCATGTCGTGCACGCCGTGGCCGCTCCCCTGATGGTGAAACGGGCAAAGCGGCGCCGTCCGGTAGTGGCTGGCCCGCATCTTTCCCTGCCCGGTTCTCTGGTGGTGCACGATGGCCGGCGTGGCGCCAAGGCCCAAGTGCCTGCACAGCACACAGCCCAGCTCCGCGACCTTGCCCAAATAGGTCTTCTCTGCTGTGTTCGCGGCCTTGCCGCGGCTGCGCCGCAATTGCGATGCGCGCTGGAGCGCGAGCGCAAAAACCTTGGGCTTCGCAGCCTTGCGCTGGAAGCCTGTCCGCTTCAGCGGGACACGCCGCATCAAAACAGGCTCCGCTGCGCATTGATACGCCGCACAGGCTTGACCGTCTTGCCTGTAACACTGCAGCGCCGGGCCGGACCGAACTCCAGTTCGCCCTTCTGCGTGCGCAGTTCGTTCACCCGCCCGCTTACGGTGTTGATCGCCAAACCCGTCAGCATGCATAGCTCTTTCAGGGAATAGTCCCGCGGGTATGGCGCGATTGACTCCATGATCACCTTCTGCACGCGCGTGAGCACGCCATCGCGGTCCATGCGGCGGTATTGGGCAATGCTGGTCGAGGCGACTTGGGTGTGCATGGATCGTCCTCATGCGGCTTTTGCTGGGAAAGATTTGGGTACGCGGTACAACTCATCCTTGTAGCCGCGCATCCATTCGTGAAATGCGGATGTACCGTCGACATACGGACAATCTGTGTCTGGGCGGCCGGCAAGGCATGCCTGCTGCCCCTGCTCTCGGACCTGGACGCGGCTCTGTACCTCGTCAATCACGGCTGTCCTCCGTGATAGCGGCCAGGCGGGCGTGCAGGTCGAACAGCGCTCGGGCATGCTCGAAGATGGCATCGCTCACCATGCGCAGCTCGCGCCGGTCCATGCGGCCATCCTCGAGAGCCTTACTGATCTGAGTTCCGACGTCCCCGTGGGTCTTCCATGTTGCCGCCATGTGTTCCATCACCGCCTGGTCGGACACGATCTCGCTATGCGGCAGGGTCACCAGAACGCCGTTGCGATGCTTCGCCCACGCATGCAGGATTCGGTCATCGCCCGTCAGATCCACCACCCGTACAGCCTCGGCGAGCGTCAGATGGTGCGTGGCGGTATTCGTGTTCACCTTGTTGCGCAGCACAGCGGCTGACATGCCAAGGCGCGGCGCCAATGATTCGCTGCCGCCCTTGTAGTCGTGCACCGTGCTGTATGCAGCATCTTGTATGTTCATGCTCTCTCCCCTTGTACGTTTTAATTGGTGTTTCCCCGCCCTACCATTCAGCTTGTCGTGATCTGACTATCCAAACCCGACAATCTTTTAATGTGCGTGCCCACTGACATGGCAAACTTGAGACATCTGACCTCCTCAACCCACCATGAAAGGGGCGCGCATGGACAACTCAAACCACATGTTCTTGGTCACCTTGTTTCCGGAAGCCAAGGACAAGACAGCGTTAGGAACGCTCGCCAGAGCCCTCAATACGGCACTGACGAAGGCGACTGGGGAGGCCCCACAGATCGTGCATCCGAACACCGGCGCGATCTGTTTGCTGGTGTGCGGCGAATTCGACACCATCAATCGCGCCCTTCGCGATGTGTGCGAGAACGATGTGCGCTATCTGCTTGTGCGAATCGATACACCTTTCTCAGCATTCGGACTGTCCAGCGCTCATGCGTGGTTCCAGATCCGGACAAGGCAAACTCCTCCGAAATAATCGCCGTGGAGACAGCCTCGCCGAACGAGCCCAGGATGTGGCTGAGGCGAGCAACCGGCGACACCATCACCGACCATGCCAACTGAGCAAAAAGTTGTCTCATATGTGCCCCTAGCGATCCGGCAGCGCAAATTCGCGGCTTTCGGAATCGAGTGCGGTCACATCAACCTCGCTGCCATACTTCCCGGCAAGGTGGCGCCACAGCGCGCGCTCCAAAGCGGCGGGAAGCGCAACCTGATCAACGATCACAGTTGCCCCTTCGAACGTGACGGACAGCGGATTCGCAATCGCGAGCCCGATCTTCACCACCGGTGGCTCGCCGGCATAGACGTCCGTGGAGACGCTCCGGACACAGGGAATTCCTACGCCATCAATCTCCACGCTCCCCCTGCCCTGGGCGTTCACATCGATGACTACCTTTGGACCTTGACTCATGGCAGTTCCTCCACTCGGGCGCCAGCGTCAGGACTCGGGCCCTGGTCGGCCAGTTCAGGCCACATTTCTTGCCAGTCATCCGCGCATACGCACTTCCGCGTTACCCGGCCATGCGTGACTCGCTCAAGCTTCATTGCTACCGAATGTCGCTTGTCAGCCGGGATCCCATATTTCAGCCAATTGGAAATGGTTTGCTGCGACTCTTCGAGCACAACAGCGAGTTTTACCTGTGACCCGACAATGGCAACCGCCTCTGCAAGCGGACAGCGTGATTCGATCAGAGGGTGATTCATGGCTGGCTCTTCAGTCGTCTACAAACATATTTGTAGCAGGCTACAAGCAAATTTGCAAGGCTATTCTACAAAATGCTTTGTTATGAAGACATATGCTGAACGTCTTGCGTGGGCGATGAAGGCCCATGGACTGGACCCCACTACCGACCAGAGCGAACTGGCGCGTATGGTTGGCCATGGCTGCAAGCCACAAAATATTCAGCACCTACTCGATCAAAACAAAAACGCAAAATCGAGCAAGTACACACCGCGCATTGCTGAGGTACTGGGCTGCGATGTGAACTGGCTTGCTTACGGTGGCCCACAGAAGCCGAAATCAGACACTGAGCCGCCAGCAAAACAAGAATCGCGGCCCCTTAGCCCCCTCACCTACCCAGTAGATGCCGCCAAGTTCCGGCGCATCTACGTGGTCGGCCGGGGCCAGGGAGGCCTGCCAGATCGCATATGGACGGACGGGGACTATCCAGTGGGGGCAACAGACCAATACGGAGAATTGGCCAGCCCCGACCCACACGCATTTCTGGTGCCGGTGGTCGGGAATTCAATGGTGCCGCGCTTCAATCCGGGCGAGTTCGCCCTGGTGGAGCCAGGCACGGAGCCAGAGATTGAGGATTGCGTACTAGTGCGCCTCGCCACGGGTGAAACGATGATCAAGCGGCTATTATCGCGGCGCGCGGGAATCCGGCTGGGCAGTTTCAACGATGTGACCGTATTCACGTACACAGAAGAGCAAATCACCTGGATGTACTACATCGCACATCCGGTGCCTGCACGAAAAGTTAAAGTTCGGATGTAACCGGACCGGGGGAGCAACATGTTGATTTTTTTCGTATGGGTGGCGCTCTGCGTCGCCGTCGGGATGCTCGCGGCTAAACGGGGCCGGTCCGGGTGGGGATGGGGCTTAATTTCCGTCGTAATATCGCCCCTTCTCGGCTGCATCTTCCTCCTCATTGCACGTGATTTGTCGCCGGCGAGTGGCGTGCCGCATCCCACCACGCACGTGAAATGCCCAGACTGCGCCGAGTTCGTGCTGAAGGATGCTCGCAAGTGCAAGCACTGCGGTACTGCGCTGATTCCGCAGTGAGTAACGTGGCGGCCAAACCAAGAAGGTCGTGCTCACGCGGTGAGCCGAAACGATCATCGGAGGCAATGTGACAACGGGAAACGACCCGACCCTGCTTGAAGCAGAAAATCTGGAAGCTGCGCTAGAGCGCGAAAAGAAGAATTTCGTGTGCCCAATGTGCAAGGCAGACAGTTGGCTACTTCTGAATGACCAGCGGTTTTACTATCCCACAAGCTGGCGCTATGGGCACAGGATCGAACTGAGCGGGCCGCGCTTTGTGCCGGTTCACGCACTCCGCTGCCAGCGTTGTGGATTTATTGCCACTTTCGATCAAGATACATTGAACAAGTTTGTCCATGGCCAAGATAACTGACATGCGAACTCGGCGTGGCCTTGATGATGATCACGGCTCAGGCGGAGATGGCTATAATGGGGACATGGAAGCACGTGTCGCAAAACTCGAAGCGGGCATTGAATATATTCAGCGAGATATCACTGAGCTGAAGAGCGAGTTGCGCGCTGCGAACACTGCTATCACCTCAATCCGCACTACTGATTTTCGAATTACCTTCGGTGCCATCATTGCCGTAGCACTCGGCCTCGCAGGGCTGATGGCAAAAGGATTCAACTGGATCTGATCGTCCCGCGCGCATTGTGCAAAGCCCGCTTCGGCGGGCTTTTTCTTTGCCCGCACTCGCCCCACCCTCGTCCACTGAGCTGGACAACCTGCAGTTTTGCGGACGACCTGCACCGCCGCATCTGGCCTGCCCCCTAACCCCGCTACGGCGGGGTTTTTTGTTTCGCGCACTACATAGGCCGATCGCAACTACAAATTATTTTGTACCAATTCCTTGCGTTGCTACAAATTTGTTTGTAGACTAAACCCATCAACACAGCAACAGCCGAAGCGCGAAGCGCCAGGCACACAGGGAGATGGGGATGGAAAAGAAACCGCACTACTGACCACGCAAGGCAGACTGGCCCACCGATAACGGGCTATGAATTCCTGTGAGCGAGAGGTTGATCCATGTGGCTTGTCGGCCAGCTGCATGGGGACTCTGAGACCGACTACACCGGGGCGCTTCGGAGGGCTGGAGAACCGGGAAGGGACATAGCTAAACCCTCCACCTTCATCGAACTGGCGGCGTGGAAAGCAGACACGCAGAGACTGTGCTCGGGGCGGCGTACCGACATAACACAGTTGATCTAAGCAATAGCCCCAGCCGGAGTCGCGCCCGGCCCAGTTCGATGAGGGTGCGGCGTGGAAGGACACGCAGTGCGGGGAAGGCGTCTGCAGAGGGTAAAGGCTACAAGTGGTAGAGCCGACCTAGGCCAGACGAAGACACGCAGCAGGCGTCCACATCGCATGCAGCAGCCGGTATCAAGCCCGGCCACCCTCAACCCTAAGTGAAGGCGTTTTTCTCATTTTCATTCCGCCCGGAACCGAAACCGCCAGAGAGAGACGCCTTCACTGAGGGTAGCTGCATGACTGGAACTGGCCTGCTGCGGAGTGGGCCCCCGACTGTCCGACTAGCCATTTGGCGCGGAGCGGAAGCCACGGGAGCTGGGAAGGTAGCCCAGCCACCCTCAACCTACGCAGATGGGCACTCTGCCACTGGCTCCTGTGACACAGGCAACGAATAAGGGGGGCTCTATGGGCGGATTCTGTGTTTTCGGGGTGAGTAAGACAGCGTGCAAGGATCGCGCGCGACGCAACACAAAGACCTACTCGCCCACGCTGAAGCGCGAGCTAACCATCCGAGAGTTCGAGAACCTTGTTTCCGAAAAAGCTGACGCCCTGTTCGCAGGCGATGCCAAGCCCAAGCAGATTAGCCCAGAGTTCGACGCGCCGCAGTTCTGCAGGGAATGGATTGAGGTTGCGCTGCGTGACGGGTCAATCCGTTCTGCGTCGGTTATGGCGCGGAAACAGAAGGTTGATGGCAATGGGAAGCCTGTACACGGCAGGGCCGGCCGCCCGTTGTTTGTTTGGGCTCCGTACTGATTGGAGGGCGACATGGTGTTCTGGGAATACATGACCGAGGAAGAGCGCATCGCGTGGATCGCCGCCGGCGAGATCCTCCATCGCATCCGGCTAGCGTCAAAAGCTGGAGCACAAACCCAATGAAGGCGCCAATCATCCCGTTTCTTCAAGCACGGCCAGTTATCTGCATGGCCGCCCTGCTCTTCTGCTTCGGCCTGGCCGGCGCTATTGCACCCACGGAGGATCCCGCGACATGGACTACAGAGACTGGTCACTTGACCAAAAGCGCTCCTACGCTGAGCAAGTGCGCAGCCGCAACCGGAACAGGCACTGTGACTGCGACGCATGCCAGCGCGAACGCTCGGCAGACCTTGTAGATCGCGTGAACCGCCTTACTGCGAACTGGAATGCATCTCATGAGCGCATCGCTTCTTTTCGCGTCGACCTTCGTCCTGGTCTTCGCTCTCGGTCTTCAGTCTCAACTTACTAATAACGGGCACTACCTTATGGCGTTCGGCAACAGCCTTCTTATTGGGTCTGCAAACCTGGTCGTGCTGAAGCTCGGACCTGATGCAACCGGCTGGCAGATCTTCGGTTACCTGGCCGGTGGCCCGCTGGGCATCGTGTGCGCCATGTACGTGTTCCGCCGCTGGATTGGGAGAAAGCGCAATGGATGATCTCGCAGCAAACCCGAGCCAGGTGGAGCGCCTACGTCGCGCCACGCGCAAGGAAATCGAACAGGGTATTTCCCGCGAGATTGGCGCTATTGATGAAGAACGCAAGGCGGCAGTTGCTCGCGCAGACGCCTTTGAGCGCGAGTGCGCGAGGCTGGCGGAAGAGAACGAGATGCTGAAGGAGCGGTGCCGGTTGATGAGCAATCGAGAGCGCCGAATGGTCGATGCCATTGCGAACGACGCCTATGCAGCCACGTTCCAGACCATGGGCCAGTACCGAACTGCCCTCTTGAAGATGCTGCGGGGAGAACAAGCATGACTGACACCAAAGAGCGCGAGGCGCTTCTTCTCGAGGCCTCAGAGCACCTGAGCACAGACGGTCATTTCATGGATTGGGATGACGCGTGCCGGGCTGCGCGGATCATCCGGAAGCTAGCGAAGGCTGACGCCGCCCCCCACCCAGCCAGCTACAGGCGATGTGCGCTTGGCTACCGACCACCAGGGAATGCGCGTGGACTACAGGGGCCTACTTACCCAAGCTCGCACCGCACTCCAGCGTGAACCAGGTCTGGCCGAAATGCTGCTCCAGCTTCAGGGCCACCTGACCGAACTCGGAGTGCGGTGGTATGCGGGTGATACGGCCGTCGTGGACGAGCTGCTGCAACTCTACTGCGTGGAAAAGGATCGCAGCGCGGCTCTGCGCGCCAGCAAGGGGGAAGGCAATGGCTGACGGCCGCTACATCCTCCTGGTCGAGAAAAGTCACGACGTGGTGTTTCCCATCGTAGACGACGATGAAATCTGCTGCATCTATGCATCTAGCGACGAAGCAGAGCAGGCGGCAGAGAACACGATGGCTTGCCGTGCGTGGCCCTACGCCATTGTCAATCTTGACGACATTATGTGAGGGCACCAACCATGAATGAAGAACTGAAGGCGTGCCCCGTGGCGTATGCCGCATTCGCAGACAACGGGAATATCCGCATCTGGTCGAGGGAGCCCGTTGACGTGCCTGGGTTGGTTCCGCTTTACGCGGCTCCAGTCGAGGCCCAGCCGGTGGCGATGACGGATCAGCAGAGTTCCGCTGTAGCCGATGCGCTGGAAGCCGAATACCTCGCCGTTGCCAGCGGGCAAAAGAAGCCCGGCAAATTGGACCTGGAAACGTTGGTTCGCGCGGTTCAAACCATCCGCGCCCTGCTCGCCCGCGCCCCTGTCGCAGCGCAGCCAGTGCACTCGGACGATGCTGCGGTGGATCGGTTCGCCGCGGCCATGAAGCAAAAGCTCGCCATCGCACGCGAGAAAGGCCGCAGCGGCTGGGAGGCAATGGACCCCGCCGAACTGTCGCTGATGCTGCGGGAGCATGTCGAGAAAGGTGATCCGCGCGACGTGGCGAACTTCTGCATGTTCCTGTGGGCGTTGGGTGAACGCATCGGCGATACCGCCATGCCATATGGCAAGCCTGCTGTCGCAGCGCAGGTGAGTGAGCCGCCGCCGAGCGGCTACGCCTACCGGTACCCGCACCAAGGCGACACAGTGATTCGCTTCAACAACGGAGAGCGAGTGAACGAAATCGCTCCGATTGAGGCAATCCCATACTGGTTTGCAGCACCCCAGCCCAGCGCGCAGCCTGTCGCAGCGCAGGCGAGTGAGCCAGTGGCGGATTGCTGGTCGAATGATGACGGTGAGCACTGGGCAGACAGCCCGGAAGACATAGAGTTTGTCCACGGCCTGAATGTGGGCGACGAATACGAACTACAGGCATCAATCCAGCCGTGGCCGGAACGGTTCCGCGTGGTCAAGGTTCCGGACGAAACCAGCGACGAATACGAAGTGGAGCCGGTTTCTATCTACGCAGCACCCCAGCCCAGCCGCCACGAACTCCAGGCAACCGGCGGACACCCTGCGCCCTGCGCACGGCACTGCGAGGCAAATGCATTCGAGATCGAGATTCGTCGTCTGAAGTCCAGCGCGGAGGCGGTGCGCAATGCGGCGCTGGAGGAAGCGGCGAAGATTTGCGAATGGGCGATTTCTGAGCATTGGACAGAGAGCGCAAAAGGTGCGGCAGACAACATCGCAGAACATATTCGGAACCGAAAATCCGCCCCGCCCCAGCCAGCCGAGCAGCCGAGCGACATCCATGTTGGTTCTGGCCTACCGAAAGCCACTTGCCCGCGTGGGCAGTGCCAGAAAGAGCGTACCGAGCAGCCGAGCGCTGCGCCAGCCGCACCGGTGGCGCAGGGGCTGACGGATGAAGTGCGCGGGCTGATCCATGCCGCCATTCACCACTGCCGAAAGAGCAGCGACCTTGCAGCCCGCTTCACTGCGGACAGGCTGGAAACAATCCTCGCCCGCGCCACACCGAGCGCACAGGGGGGCGAGTGATGCGAAATCTCTTTACCGCCTTCGGTGCGCTCGGTGTCGTGCTGTGGCTCGCCGGGGCAACCGGTATCGGGCACTTCCGCCTGTACTATGGCCCGGAGCCAATCGAGTGCCAGCGCGCCGCACAAAAGGAAAACTGACATGACCGACCAAACCAACAAAGACCTTCTGGCACTCTTTCGCCTCGCGCCGGAACCAGTTGCGCATCCATCCTCTTCTTGGACCGACGAGTATGCTGAGTGGCATCGTGACGCCCGCGCCGCCCTATCCGCCAGCGCACCGGCAGCGGGGAGCGTGCCGAGCGACATCACGGTTGACCACATCGACCGCTTTGAGGCCTCGCTATCTGATCTTGGCCCAGGGACTCGCGGCGCGGCGGCACTAGTGTGTAGCCTCGCAAAAGTCGCCATTCTCGCCCAATACGGCGCACAGCAGGAAATTTCAAACCTGAAGCTACAGGTAGAAAAGGGAAGACAGCTTGTCCGCGAGGAAATGCAGCGCACGATGGAGGCGCAGCAGGAAGCTATCAGCCTTCGGGATCGAGCACAGCAGGACAAGGAGGACGCGGAGCGGTATCGGTGGCGCAGAGACAATCCCGAGAAAGTTCTCGACTGCTACAAGGGGAAATGGCGCGTCACGGATTGCTTCGGATTCGCCACGGAATGGTGCGATACGCAAGACGCCGCCATCGACGCCGCACGCGCTGCGGATAAGGGGGAGTGATATGCACGATCTCCCTTCCTGGTTCGGCCTGCTCCTGCACCCCGCGACCTGGATCGCCGCCGGCACCGTACTGGTGCTGCTGATTCTGATCGTCATGCGCAAGCACCTGCTGTATGTGGCCACTACCCTGCTCTTCCTGGTCTGGGACGCATGCAAGCGCGTGCGCGGATGGTGGCGCCGCAACCTTCGTGGAGGTTCGAATGGCTGATTTCCTGCACTCCCTCGACAAACACGATGTGCAGGTTCTGGCATGCGCCATCGGCATCGCCTTCGTCTTCGTCGTGCTGGCGTTCTTCGGGCCGCGGGGGCCGCGCCGATGAGCAAGCGCATCAAACGCGGCCGCCCGGCGCGCGAGACCGGCGCCATGCCCTCGCTGTTCCGCTTCTCGCGCAACGCCGAACTGTCGCTGCAGCTGATCCCACATAGCGAACTGGAGAAGTTACGCGACGGCACCGCCAACGAGGAAAGCTGGCACACCCTGGCGTTCCGCATCAACGTTGGAGCGATGCTGGCGGCCATGTACTTTGCCCAGGACGCGCAAGACGCTATGACAGCCGCTGTGGCTGCTGTAGCGTCAGTTGGCAAGCGCTACACGGCCACCGGCCGCCTGGGCATGAGCGGCGACGAGTTCCGGGCCATAGGCGCAGGCCTGAACCTGACCGACGAGATGCAGACGACCACCACCAAGCGTCAGCAATACCTCGCCACGCGCGCCGTCTACAGCAAGGCCACGGCCGGCGGCCGCGTGAAAGTCGGCGAGATGATCGACATCATGGAGGCGGTGTGAAACCCGCCTATTACAACGAGTTCAACAAGTACGCCGCCGAATGGCTGCGCAACCTGATTGCCGCCGGGCATATTTCACCTGGCGACGTGGACGAGAGAGACATTCGTGACGTTCGACCTGACGACCTCCGGGGATACTCCCAGTGCCATTTCTTCGCCGGAATCGGCGTTTGGTCCTATGCCCTTCGCCGCGCCGGCTGGAGCGATGATCGATCTGTTTGGACCGGTTCCTGTCCGTGCCAACCTTTCTCCGCGGCAGGCGCAGGACTTGGATTTGCTGACGAGCGGCACCTTTGGCCGCACTTCCATTGGCTCATCCAGGAGTGCCGCCCTGCAACGCTCCTTGGAGAGCAGGTTGCAAGCAAGGACGCAGACCCTTGGATCGACCTTGTACAAGCTGACCTGGAAGGCCTGGGTTACGCCTTCGGGTGTGTCCCGTTCCCGTCTGCGAGCGTCGGTGCGCCGCACATCCGAGACCGGCTTTACTGGGTGGCCCACGCCAACGGCGGCACTCGCCGAAAAGGGCGTGCGCACGTTCGAGGGCGGATTGCTGGAAGCGATGCGGAATCACGGGCCGGACTTGGCGGCAGCGGCATGTCTCACGGGCTGGACCACGCCAGCGGCACGGGACTGGAAGGATTCGGGCTGCGACATCAGGCCGCGAGCGGATACAGGCAAGGACCGCTTCGATCAGTTGCCGCGACAGGCGAACTTGGCGGGCTGGCCGACCTGCACGGCGCAGGACGCAGTGCGCGGGGCGAAGGATGCGCGCCCGTGGGACACCGGCCGGCCGCTGAATCAGATCGTTGCGATGGCGGGCTGGCCGACGCCGAACGCGGGGACACCGAACAGCCTACGGGGCAACGGGCAGGACCCGGAGAAGCGGATAGCGCAGGGGCACCAGGTCAATCTGAAGGATGCGGCCCGATACCCGATACACGACCAGCCGGCCCGGTTAACGGCTTCTGGCGAGATGCTGATTGGCTCTTCTGCCGGGATGGAAAGTGGCGGCCAGTTGAACCCGGCACATTCCCGTTGGTTGATGGGGCTCCCGCGCGAGTGGGACGACTGCGCGCCTACGGAAACGCCATCAACGCGGAAGCTGCGCGGATCTTCGTTGAATGCGTGATGGAGGAGTTGCGCTGATGCAAGCGCTGGAAAGAATCATGGCGGTCACCCGCCAGCAGTGGAGTGAGGATTATCAGATGAAGGCAATCAATATCAAGCAGGTCGCAGAGAAAGTATCGCTCGGGAAGTCGACGATTTACCGGATGGTGGCGGAAGGCGAGTTCCCGAAGCCTTTTTCCCTGGGCTCGAACCGCACCGCCTGGCTGGAGGAGGATATTGATGCCTGGCTGGCCACGAAGGCCGGGCGCACTATCCGGCAGCCTGCGCTTGCGTGA